ATGTCGGCAGATCATTAGGCGATAACATAACAAAAGGCGCAGCTTTAAAAGGAGGAGAAAATACCACTGTACCTCCTGATTCAACTATACCTGTAACTACCCGCCTCAAAGCTGCATATAGAACATTATTTTCCCAGAAAGAAAGTTCCCCCGGTGTCATCTTAACATAATCGCCATTAGATGCTGTCATCTTCAAGCCACCTGTTGTTATCTCGGTGGTTGCTGACAGGGCTGCGGCGGTTTTGTCTACATCCAGGTTATACGTACACGTTACCATGACCGTATACATAGACGCATGATTATAAAGCCGTATAGCCGGATCGCCTGCGGAGTCTACAAAAAACTCCGGATGATTCGACGTTACGCCCAGCTCAGAGATTTTCTCTACTGTCCACTCAGTGCCTGTCCAACGGAACACAGCCTCTGCTCGCGTTACTGTTGTAGTAGGCGAAACAAAAGCAACACACTGGATGGTATTTCTCGCGTTGACATTGACCGGGTTTAACGGCGTGGAATCATCCTGGTTTTTAAGCTTAGCCGGAGTTGCGGTATTAACGCTATAGAGCTTATTCCATGAACCAAGGGTTGTGTAGTCGGTTTTATCGGCATCAGCGGGAGGGCCATTAGCTACACGAGTATAGTCTATGTTACCCCCGGAGGCTAAGATAACAGCTCCATTCGAGTCTTGGATGGATATGTCCCTGGCAATAATAGCTCCGGTCGCTGTGTTAATGCTGAATGTCGTTTGATCGACACTTTTTAGTGTGCCTGCGGTTATATTATCTGCACTGAGATCCCCGTTGACCGCCAGAGAGCTGCCATTCCACGTAATATTCTGCCCAGCCGAGGGGCCGAAGCGAAAATGCCCCGTCCCCAGATTTATATTAACCACATTACTACCATCCTGGGACATGATAGAACCTGCGGTAAGCACATCTGCGTTGAGGTACTTAATAAACGTGCTAAAATTGCTCGAATTAACCTCATCTTCGGTGGCAAATGCCCCCTGGTTTAAGATGCTTTTTGCATCCAGCAAAGCGTCAGAAAAATCCCCAGTGAACACAAAACCAGCCAGCGTGGGATCTATATTAATCGACCAACCCTCGTACCACTGAGCAACAGCATAATTCAAATGCCCAGCCATAAAATTATTAACTTTAACTTTAGGATACTGCCATACAGTTGTTATATCTCCAATGACAATACAACACTTCGATCCGTTATGTCCGAACCGTACTCTGTTATTGCCTTCTGTGCTGCCAGAGATACGTGCGAATTCATTTATCCACTGTGTTGAACTAATAACATTATACCCACCCACTTTCGCGGTAAACGAACGAGCTACGGGTGTGTAGTTATAAACTTCAATATCCATCTGCATCATGGTGTTTGTCCACGATTGCGGCAGAACGATGACAATAGCGCCGGTGACAGAAGCCGACGAGCTATCAAACACCGCTCCTTTAGGATGCGCAATTTGAAGCACACTTCCGGACAGCTCCACAGATGAATCACCTACAATGTCCCACGATGTGCCGTTATAGCGATACAGTGTATTAATTGACGGTTTATACCAGAGTTCGTTCAATGTGGGGCTAGCCGGTGCGCTTTCTTGGTAATAGGTAAACGTGCTGTCGCCGTCAGTACCTTCACGGACTTTAGCAACAGAAAGATAATCTTCTTGTCCGTCCCATGCGATCTTGATTGTCGCAGCATCGGTGCCAAGATTAGCATATGTAAGTGTTCGCGTCGTTCCTGTCCCGGTGAGTGTCGCTGTTCCGCTGGATACGCTAAACGTCGGGGAGCCGGTGAGATTTTGGCCAGCGGCGGTAAACACAATAGATGCGGGAGACACATTAAGATTTTTATCTACCTGAAATATCTGCGCACTTGCGGTCAGTACAGCTACTTTTGCAGCAGTTCCGGTTGCACCAGCAAAGCTTGGCGTGATGGTGACATCCTCAGAGATGGTGACTGTGCTATTGTCGGCTCTTCGGATATAAGCGGTAATTCGATAAACAGCGCCACTGGTCAGCGTTGTCCCTGCCCAGTTTGCTATGGTAGCTGAGGTTGTTCCGCTCCCAGATAACCCAGGCACTGTCAACGTCGCACCGCTGACGTATGTTATGTTTAGATGGTAGCCTGTTGTCCCTGCCGCTGGTGCAGAGGCGGTCTTTGTATTGCTTCTCAAGATAAGCAGTGTTCCGCCATCATAAATTCCTAAGACACCGCCGCTGCCTGTCCAAACCGGATTTGTCCCGGTATTACTCACAGCAACTGTGTGGCTGCTGTTCGTGTACGTGAGCGTGAGGGCATGAACACCCGATTGGCCGGTTTCCCCTTTAATTCGGACAGCCGGTTCCCACGAGCCATAAATTGTCACAGTACCGCTTGCGTCTACGGTGTTGACCTGCTGGCTCATCCATATAGTCGTTTCAGACGGTGTTATTGACCATCCGGTCGTTGCGCTATTCGCTGGTAAAGCAGGCGCTGTGCTGGCCGAGCTAAAGATGTATCTTACTTTTGCGCCGTTTGCGTCAAGGCCATCCTGAGCCAACATCGCCGGAGAACTCCAGGCGGCTTGGTGTGGGGAAAGCTCGTCACTGGTAAACGTCCTCGTAGAGACATAAACCGGGTCAGAGCCGCCGGGAATACCATCACTCCAGCCAGTAGTGGTCGCTGTCGGGCTTAAGAATGTGCCCCCGGAAGGCGTGTCGGGGGGAGAACTTGCACGAATAAAGCTAAATCCTTTGACTATCCCCTGACCGTCCGTACCTGATTTACCGGCAACCCACACAGTCCCGTTATGCGTATAAATTTGATTATCGTCCGTGTCCAGCCAAATATCCCCATATGCACCGACCGGGGCAGTAGCCTGATAAAACACTTGATTCTTCGTTGCAAAATTAGCGGGTAGCCCACCATCATCCACAACGTCTGACCACTTAGCAGCGATCGATTTAGTGTTCCCGTCCACAAGCAACGAACCATCCGGAGCATAGATCTCAATATCCGTTGCCACCAACGCACCCGCTTTAGTCAGCCGCCATCCCGCCGCACTAACACCAGGCGTGATGCTATAATTATCGCTTTGCAAAGTACCGGCAATCTCAGCACTTCCGATAGACGCTCCGGCTACTTTCAGCGTCCCGATTATCATATTCGCCTGGCTGTCCCAGCCGAGTTCAAAGCCGGTGCCGTAGTTAATCGCTATTTGATAATCATGATTATTGACAGAAAGCGCCTGGAACGCAGCAACATCGTCTGTGGTGGTGTAGCTGGTCGCTTCTGGGCCGTTCCACCAGATATACTTGGCCGTTGTACCTGCGGTATTCGCAGCAATAACTTTCGCCACTCCGTTGTACCATAAAGTATGCTGATTCCATGTCAGCTTGTTACCGGTAATATTGCTCCACGTATCCCCGACAAGTACCGGGCCACCGAATTGCTCGGTTATGCCCTCCGCGAAGTTTACTAAATCTGTGGCTTCTATGGTGGAGTCGATGACAACGGTTAATTGATCCGAATAGGTCATGCCGGAGGTGCCGAACACGTCAAACGCGCCGACCCGGATAAAATAAGTTCCATCCGCAGCCGGGGCGAAAGTAAAACTATTCGTGTGGGCGGCGACAGACCCGAACAATGTGCCACTTGACGGGGTAAAGCCGTTAGTTAAACTGCGGTGAATTTCATACCCGGCCAGCTCATAATCACTGACCGCGCTCCAAGAGATTTCTGCATAGCCGAGTTTTTCCACGCCGGTCAACCCAGTGACGGTGCCAGCCTGAGCATTAAACGGAGAGATGCTGGTCACGTTCCCGACATATCCGGTGCGACTGACCGCATTTACCTCAACAAAGAAAGCCCTGTGTGGCCCCCCTAAACTAGCGGCATTCTCCGCGAAAGAGAACACCATCTTAGGCTCAGTCGGCGTTTCACTATGCAACAAGACCGTCTTGTACGCATCAGGATAAACACGGACTTCGTAATGCTCCAGCCAGTTTGTGTTGCTCCACACACCGGTCGGATTATCCCACGCAATAATACAATCGTCCCCGACGAATTCAGCGCCCCCGGCGCTATTAACCACGTGCAGATTAGCCAAGCCGGAATCAAGATAATCAATCTCTATCGGTATCGTCGTACTCGCCGTATGCATAACAAACGGCGACAACCCGATCGGCTGCACAACATCTCCCGCTCTGGCAGACACATAAATTTTATAATAAACATACTGGGTAATCTTCTCGAATATAACACTAGACGCAGATGACTCAAGAGAACCGATGAAATTATACCCTGTGTCAAGATCATCCGTGCCGAAATAACTAATAACAACCCCATTAAAACGATAGTCATCTACAGGAAGTCCCCAAGACACATATAAATCAAGGACAACATTCATATTTTCGTCATAATGCAAAGACGAAGAAGCAGCTATGTTAGAGACAGAAGAAAATGTGTTGTATGGGTTATAGCTAATAGGGTCAAGGTTCGGCGCGATGTCTGTTTCGTCGAATATATTGTCTGTGTACTCGACCGCAGATATAGTGGCTACGTGGGAACTGTCAGCGGAGATGGATAAAATACGAAAATAGGGCAAGTTAGCATAGCCGATAGCGATAATATCGTCTTTCTGGGCTACGACACCGCTCCCCACGCCGAAAGTAATGCTTGTTAGTTGTGTTGTTGTGTTATAGCCGCCGGATACCACAGACGAGACAAGCACAGGTTGGCTTGTTGCTTGTCGTGTGTAGACTTTAAGCGGGTCAACGGCATTGCGCGTTTGGGAAGTCCCACCACCGGCTTTCCACTGGTCTATCTCTATTTGTGTAAAGCCAAGCCCCAGGTAAAATCCATCATCAAGCAGGCCACGTACATACATCGTCGGGTCGCTATAGCTATGCACCCGCGTACCTGCTCCCCAATCAGGAGTGCTACTCTGCACACAAATCACATCACCTATCTGGCAGTCCAGATACTCGACGTAAAGTTGAAATTCAATGAAGCGGAAAAGGTAGCGGTTTTTGTTCAGCATAAACCGGGCAATCCGCCAAGCCTGTGATTGCCGGGTTGTGCCAAACGCATCAATATTAAGCTTGTTACGCTTTTGCGTCACATACGGGTCATGCACAGCGATCTGCGTCTGCTCAAAATCCTGCTCTTCATCCATAAAACGAATTTCAATCTCGGTGGCCCGTTCTGCGCTCGCCAAGAAATTTTCTCGGAATGAATCAGCCAGGATGTTAGCATCAGAAAACAACTGAGTAACCGTGGTTACTTTACGCTCTACCGCCACACGAAGCTTTGAGCCGTTCCAATAAGGAGTAGCCCGGTATAATGTGCCGAGTTGTTGTATCGCGTTCCACACATCTGTGGTCGAGTCGAATATGCAATTACATTCAAATCGCTTCTCCCAGCCACCTTTCTCGTCCGGGACGAGTTCGTCGCAGAGGGCAGCCCAGTCCACGAAATCGGCTAGAGTGATCTGGGATGGCTCAAATCCGTCATAACGCGCAACCGTAAGATCGTCGTTAAACACCGGCATAGTGGCGATGTCATAAGCAATCCAAGCGGGATTATTAGAGTACTCAGTATGCCACGCACCGGAGCGATAAACTCGCACCAAAGAACCCTCAATAACAGGCTCTATTTTTAAGCCCCCGCTGAACCGTGCCGTCGGTGCGCCCTGAACAGCTAAACAAACCATCCGGGGATACGTATACTCGACATAATTAACATACCTAATTCCGCTAAGCACCGACATACTTGCGCCATTCCCAGGAGCAGATGTTCGCTCAATACTCAGCGTGTAACTGTAATTAGGGGATATATTTGCAGCAAGATTAAAGTCAAAAGAATCAGATTTATTTAGAAGAAGCTTAAAAGATGCAGAAGCCTCGTGATATGGCGCAGTTACGCCGCTAATTACCCGTCGCCACGACAGATCAGGTCGATCTGGATTGCCTTCCAGTGTAATATTATCTATTGGCGCTATCGTTCGGGTCTCTTCAGACACCCAAACCATTTCTTCACTGTTTCTGTCCCCCGAAGCATACTCCGGGTTAATAACCCATTTACCTAATGACCATGTGGTGTCTCCACCAAACCCAGTAGGGTTGTTATCCCCAGCGAAATAAATAACTTCTGCGGTTGTGTTATTCGTTAGTTTGGCGGTGAAGCTGGCCGATGTTTCTCGTTTTTTTCCTTTACTATTAAACTCGTAAAGTCCTTGGGGGAAGGCTATTGTTATCTCAACTGCATGATGCCCGGCGGGAATTTGATATGTAAATGCGCCTACTGTATCGGTTAATTCATCGCCTTTCGGGTTGTCTAAAACTGCCCGTTCAAAACCGGGAATAACGCCCTGGGATAAATAACCGAGCTTGCGGCGAATATCCAGATCATTTTCTCCAAAATCGTATTGGTCATTAATCCGGACATCAGTAATAGCTTGATACGGCCCATAGCCATATCCAATCATGACATTAATATTGTTGGCGTTAAATCCCGATCTAACCGACCGAAAAGATGCAATAACGTTACCGCTCTTAACCCGTAGCGTACCATAAATTTTAGGAACAGCCACTCCTTGCGCTTGCGTTACATGAGGCTGCCACCCGTACTGAGACCCAGGATTAGACGACGTAGCTCCCCGAACAGACGGCATAATCAAAGCATTAACCGCCAGCTGTCCTGCGACTGCAACACCAGCCGCAAGTAAATAGCCAGCCGCTGTGACAGAGTTTGCCCCAATAACGCCCATGTTAAACAAGCCAGCAGCAGCCTGACCTCCCAGGTAAGGCGCATAGATCATAATTATAATCATCACTATCATGCCAATAATCTGCCTTGCCGAATCTCCATGCAACACAGGCACGACTGTGACATTATCAAACTGACTCAATGGGGCATGAAAAGCCAAATCATCTTTCTCCAGCAACTGGCCATTCTTAAGCACCCGATAATCAACCCCATCAGGAATAACCTGAGCCACTACATCACACACAGACTGACCGTGGTAATTAAACGTAACAAGCTCCCGCTCCCCAGAGAGCGGATTCCTGACATGAGCGATAATCAGTTGTTGTTGCATCGGTAGTATCCTTCTATACGACAAGAGTAGATCGGGCTATCTGTGGAGCTTACTACAACACCGGTTTTTTCGGTTGCGTGGATGAAACGGTAGGGGGTAAGCATTACACCGAAATGGGCAACGAATCGGCCAATGCGTATGGCTATTATATCACCTAACTCAGGAACGTCAACACGAGTAAGTAGGTGTCTTGTGTTGTTTGCTTGCACATGGCGGTCGGCCAACTCCAGAGAGTAACTAGGGAGAGGGTAGTTAATCCCCAGACGTTGACCGACCAATAAGACAAGAGTATAGCAGTCAAGCCCTTCGCGGGGATCACGTCCGTAAGGAACATACGGTATGCCAATTAAATCACCGAATGACACGGAGTCCACTTGCATCCAATCCGGGGAAACCCCCAAAGTTAGCGCGATTATTCTTCAACTTGCAATCCTCCAGCGAACGATCACACGTGGCATCCGGGCCGGTGTATTTGCACTCCACGCTTTTAAATATCCAGTTGCAATACTTGGCAACATAAATATGCGCTGGAAACCGTTGACGGAGGGGATTAGGGCCACCGAGCGAGAACGTCACCCATTCGTCACTGACTTCCGTAGACATAATAGTGTATTCAAGTGTAAGCTCGGTGTAGTCCTCGTTCAGCAGCGCCGAGTTTACAATCATCAATGTGATGTTCGCATCGACAAACCCTTCATAGGTGTCCATGTAGAATGTCAGAAGCTTGCCTACGTTACTGACGCTAAGCGTTAGCCCTGGGACTTTGCCATCTGCGTTCGAATCCATGTTTCCGATATTCATCGGAAAATAGTCATACACTTGGCCGAGATATGTAACCGGCTCGTTGTTTGTGGTGAAATAAAGAGAAAAATCCCCAGCGTCAAGCCTAACAAGAAAATACCAAACATTCTGGCTCTCCAGCTTGTTTTTCTCTAAGACAACACTAGCAGGTAATATCTTCGGCATTTTAATACTCCACGAGCTTTATGGCGGATATTCTATACCACCCAGTAACTTCCTCAACCCAAGTAAGCGGTTCATCATAGTAGACTACTCTAGCTACGTTTTTCTTATCGTACCAGATAAACGATATGTGCTGACGAACCGATTGCCAATGCGTGTGAAGCAGCGCAAAGTCGGAAGCACTCAGCAGGTCATAGACCACCACCCACGACAAGCGATTACGCGTGTACTTGGGTCTGCGGTACACAAAACCGCTTTGTGTTCCGTGCTGTTCGAGATTTTCTATCGGCTCAACAGCTTCGGATTTTGGCCGCCTAGATAAAGTAGGAAATGCCATGTTAGCCCCTTAACGTTTTGTATGTTTTACCGCCCCGAATGTAATCATCCAGGATGACATCAATAATCATTTTTGCTCCATCAAACCGGGTATTGACCTCTTCCTGAACAGACGCATTTGAGTTATTGACGATGTTAATTGACACTTGGGGCGCATTGAAGCTGTCTGCGTTGCTTAACACACGCTCCGGGCCAGCCTCCCCAAATTCGTACGCTTTTCCACTCGCCAGACCATAGCCGATCACGTGTTCGGGAATAAGACCGCCTTTTGCAAACCGCCGAATCCCACTATCATAATCCCACGTGTCAAAGACCGCTTCCGTGCCTACACGACCTCCGTCAAGACTGTACGTGTCGGCCATGGTTCCGCCTGCCATTCCGCCTGCTATTCCCATGCCTAGCGCACTCGCGAACTGTTTGCCTATAGACAGCAGCGTAGCTTCTTTGCCTATCGTACGCAGAAGGAATTCCTGAAAATAAATATCAACCAAGTTAGCCATAGCCCGACGAAATGAATTAAGCATTGCGTCCAGCATACTTTCCCACAGCTCACTGGTTTTGCGGATATTCCCATCAAACACGTCATTCCAGACCTGATTAAAGTCTCCCGCGAGTTGCTTGGTCATATCAAGCATCTCAGTTCTATATCCTTCGAACAGATCTTGCTGCTGTGGCTGTCCAAGGGCACTAAGATCAGCAAGCGCCACTTCAGATTCTTTGATTAGATTGACTTTGCCGTCGCCGAAGACCATAAGCAGATTGTGAATTAGGTCTTCGATTTCTGCAATTAACCCTGGAGCAAATTCATCCGCTTTATCCCGAAGCGTATCGACAAAATCATCAAACATCTGCTTTGCGCCGGTAAACTTCTCCCGTAAACCGCCTTTAGTCCAATCAAACGCAGCAGCCATTTTTTCCTGCAGCGCTTTTGCAATATCCACGTAGTGTTGATTATTTGCTTCCCGTTCTTTAGAGGCCAATACTGCTATCTTTGCTGACAGCTCCTCAAAGCCATCACGAAAGCTATCCCACAAAGCGGAGAAATCCGGCAGCAAGTCAGCTCTAAGTTGCTCTGTCAAAAGCACTTGTTTTCCAGCTCGCATAGGGTTTAACATCACGTCAATAATATTAAACCCAAGCTTGACAGGCAGCATAGTCAACGCATTTATTAGAGCAACTGCGCTGGAGATGGTCATATCGGCGATTTGATCGAACATCTCCATAAAGCCCAGTTTTATGATTCTGCCGAGGCTTGCAAGCTCGTTACCTACCGCATAGCTGACGGCAAATGCGCCGACGATAGCCACAGGGATAACAGCTAGCTTTGCTAATAGAGCTATCAAGGTCGTGTTAAATGTCTTGACGGCAGCAATCAATCCCCCGACGCTCATAGGAGTCACGAGAAGCCTGACCAGTCCTTTAAGCCCGGTTGCCGACATCAGAAACCCGACCACTGTAGCCGACATCTGAAACACCGTCTTCAGGAGCGTGAAGACCGTCAACAGTTTCACACCCAGCACGAGCAATTCTTTATGTGGCCCCAGCAACTCCTGGCTTAACGTATAAAGCTTTTTAATGACACTCCCTATGTTAAGTAACGCCGCAAAGAAATAATCCGCGCTAGTCCACAAATCAGCAAAAATTTCTTTTATTTTTTGCCCTAACGGAAGAATATTACCTTTCGTGTCAAACAATTGATCGTTGATCTTTTTGAGTGTCCCAACCCACTTATCGAATACTCCACTAGCGTCCATAGCTTCCATAGAGAGGATGCCAAGATTCATCCGCGCAATTTCCATC